CCGACCGTGCCGTCGGGTCCAGTCGGAACGCGCAGCGCAATCGCAGCTCGAAAGCCGCGGGCCGTTTCGGGCATTGTCCACGAAAGGGTTGCCGGTGCGGACAAAGGCGACTCGCTGCCCGTGTCGGTCAAGTACGAAATCGACCAGTCGAAGACGCTTTGCTCGTCGTTGTTGGCTACGCCGCGCGGGAAGCCGAGACCCCATACGCCCGCGGTCTCGCCCGGCACTTGCGCCGAGAAAGAGCACCACAACGACGTGCGACCGCCCGAAGCCGTGCGCTGCGATTGCGTGCCGGGGTCCATCGGTTCATTCCGCATTGCCTCAACCGGCGACGGTGCACCCGCGAAGCCGAGCGCACGCACGCACGAGCTCGCAGTGTTGCTTGCCTCGGTCGCGTTTCCGAGCGGCCACGGGCGCACAATCACGGGACGGTCGACGCCGTTTGTGACGATGGTTCGGTCGCCTACGTCCGTATACCAGCTGCCGGCCTCGGTAGCGGTCGGCGTATGTCGGCCCGACTGCAGCGTGCGGCGTACGGGTGTGCCTGCGATGTCGTACACCATCTGTAGCGCGCCGTCGGCTTCGAACATGACGAGCTGCCGTGCGCCTTGCGCCAAGTGTTGCGCAACGTGCAGCGATGTGATCGGCCCGGTCGAGTCGAACGGCTGGAAGCCCGCGCTCGTCTGCGGTCGGAAGCGCTCGTATCCAACCCGAGAGGACCACCCGCCCGTCGACGGATCGATTGTCCAGTTGTCGAGCACTTGCGCATTCTGCGGGTTGCCCGGCACGCGTGTCTCGATGCCGCCTGCAGTCGGGGTCTGTAGTGTCGTTCCGCGCATGTTTCCCCTATGGCGTGAAGGTCAACGGCCCGAAGGGGTTGGGGTAGAAACGCGCGTTCGTGTACGCCTCACCCTTAATGATGCGACGCGGTACGCCCTTCAGGTATCGCGCTTCCATCGCTTGATAGAGTGCGACCTTCTTGCGGGCGTAGACTTGCGCAAGCGCTGCGTTGTCGTGCTTCAAGCAGAGCTGCTCCATCGCTGCATAGGCGATGACTTGTGCGTACGCTTGCGGCACGAGCGGCACGTCATGGTCTTCTTTCATGTCTTGCGGCGCCATGAGTCGACGAAGACGCATTCGCGCGTTGTTGCTTGGGTGTGGGTAGAGTTCGAAGGCTCGATACACGCCGCCGGTTGAGCGGTAGCGCACGGACGCCTCCCCGAAGGCCTGCGATTGCAGGACAGACAAGCGCGTATCGGGTGAGAGCGTCACGGTGCCGGCCGGACTGACCGTATCGACCTTCGAAGAGTTGTCGGCAAGGCGCACGGGTGCGTCAATGCCTTGATCGGTACACGTAAAGTAGTACCGGCGATACAGCCCGGTTCGGTTGTTCAACGTCTCAGGCACGAGCGATAGCTCTTGCGTGTCAGACAACACGAAGGTCGACGGCGGCGAAAGCGCCGACTCGAAGCCGCCCGAGAACTGCGCCGGGTATTCTACCGGGCTGGACGTGCCGGGTGCACGCACGTTGACCATGTAGACCTGAAGCGTACGCACGCCACGGCCGGCACCTGGCGAAGCAATCGACACGCCTGTAACGGCACGAGGAGCTCGCACGCGCCGAGACTGCGAAGGCATAAAGGCGGTCGGCGTGCCGAGCTGATCGGGGTCGAGTTGCACGTCGTCGCGCGTCCACTTCGAGAGCTGCGCTTGCGACCGCGGTAGCGCGTCGGTCATATCGAGCACGCTCTCGACAGTCATCGTATCGGACGGCATGTAGACCTGGCGCTGCCGCACGCTTGTCGCGTAGGTTGCCGAAGCGCCGACGAACTGCGTAGTAAAGTGCAAGGTCGTAGCGTTGACGACGTACGCAATCTCGTACTCGCGCCCGTCAATGCGCACTGTAGCGCCGTCGAAGGTCGAGCCCGGCCGGACGGCCGACGCCGAGAGCGGGAAGCCTGTACCGGTTGCCTGAGAGCTGCCGTTGACGCACGCGAGCGATACCGCGACGTCGGTGCGTGTCTCGACATCCTCTTCGACAATCGAGAAGGACCAGGGCCTATCTGTCAGGATACGCGTCTGCGCATCGTTCAGAAGGTCCGTTAGCTGGTTGGTGTAGGTGACGTTTGTGGGGTCGTAGTCGAGCAGATTGCCCATGAACGCGCGCAAATCGGCAAGGTTCATACGTCACCTATTTTGCCCGTGGAAAGATGGACGGCCGACGCGGGCAAGTACGCCGACCGTCCGAAGGCCGAAGCCTTAGAACTGCTTCTTGACCATGACTTCGGCTTTGTTGTCTGCCGCGAGAGTCAAGCAAGTGCCGCAGACAGTCGGGATGCGAATAGACGCAGCGCCCGAACCGTTACCGACGTACTCTGCAGGACCGGTGCGCCCGGCGGTACCGTTCGGGGTCAGTGCTTGACCGACGCCCGTGCCGGTCACAACGTTTGCCGATGCCACGTAGCCCGCGATACAGACGCGAATCTGTTCGCCCGCGGCAGCGGCAGCAAGCGCGACACCGATGCAACGTGCGTCGCTTGCGGTCGCAGGTGCTTCGATGACGTACAGCGCTTTGTCGGCGCCGGTCTTCGAGACGTCAAGAGAAACCCAGTCGCCGGAGGCAATCGCGCCGCCTGCGATGAAGGTCTCGACCTGGCGTCGGTTCGAAGAGTCGGCACCGATACCCGTGGGTGTGGTGACGCCATCGCCAAGGAACTGAACGAGTGTAGAGGTAGCCATATCAGCTCTCCGCCTTCAAGAGTACGCCATGACTGGCAAGGTGCCCGGTGACGAGCTGGATACGAGAGATGACCTGCGCAGCCTTCGTTGCGGTCCCTGGTACGGGAAGCATATCGGAGACAGTGAAGAACGCGTCGGTGTCTGCGTAGAGTTGGAACTGTGAGCTGCTTAGCGCATAAGCGGAGACAGCATCGCCAGCGGCGTTGTTAAAGCCAAGGTTTGGCTCTACATAGATTTTCGCGCCGCGCCACATTGCAACCATGTCCTTGTCGAGGCTTTCGCGATCGGCAGCGGAGACGTAGTTGACCGAGGACTGCTGCAACGCCTGAAAGGCGGCGAAACATTTTGGCGACATGAAGAGCAAGTCGGGGAAGGTGCCGGCCGGGTTGCGAATCTGGCAGTTGATGAAGAGCTCGTCAAGGTCTTCGAGCGACAGGGTACCGCCGGCGTCCTTGATTTCGTTAAACCAGTTTTCAGACCGATACGTAGTCTTCGAGAGACCGCCGACCGTGTTGGTCTGACTGCCGGTTGCGACGCCTTCAAGCCAGCCCGTAGTCTCGGCGGCAGCGGTGGCGGTACCCATGCCGTTGAGAGTCTGAAGGGTCGACAGGGTAGAACCGCCGGTGAACACGCGCTTGCTTACGGCTTTACGAAGCCCAAGCATAACGTTATTCATCTTCGCTTCCAAAATGTTGACTACAGCAGTTTCACCCTTGTTAGCCAGCTCCTCTACGGCGCTTAGGATAACAGGCTGGGTAAAGTTACTATACTCGTATTTGGCTACGTTAAACGGGTCGGTAACGGCCATAGAGACCGGTTCGAAGCCGTTTGTGAGTTCGGTTAGGCTGCTATGCTCACCGAAGATTACGGGCTGCTCGACCCGGCTACCACCGCTTACGCGGATAAGATTGCCGCTTTGCTCGATAGCGCGAAACAATGGATGCGCCAAATAGCTATTATCAACAAGCTTATCGCGCAGGAGCTGCAGAGTAGTACTAAGTACTGAAGTAGGGGGAGCCACGAAGGCCTCCGAAGTGCGTAGGTTTGACGATAGTTAGGGCGTCATCCGAACGGACTGCCGAGCTTCGCAGACTTCCGTTGCCGGTGTGGTCCGCAGTGTCGAGACCTTATCGCAGGCTATCGCCCCGTGGCAAGCTCTTTTGCGAGTGCAAGTATCTGCGCATGGTCCATCTTCTTCAGGTCGCGAGCGGGCGGCTTGCGTGGTCGCAGCCCCTTGCGCGGAATGCCGGTACCGCGGTGCGCAGCTTCCCGACGCGCAGCCCGTTCGGCTTGCGTGCGCACCTTCGACTCGCTTGCCTGTGTGCGAGCTCGTCGACCTTGCACTGCATAGTACGCGGTCTCCAGGTCGAGAGAGGGCGACGCTTCGAGCGCTTGTTGCACTTCAGCCCGTAGCGTGCTGTCAGACTCGAAGTCGGGATGGTTCGACAAGAAGCCTTGATAGGCGTCCTCTGCCGCCATGAGCTCGTATTCTTGTTGCATCGGTGCGAGCACGTCTTGCAGACGACGTGCAACCTCCGCCTCGATACGCGCCGAGACGCTTGCCTCGTTGAACGGGTCGAACTCGCCAAGCTCTTCGGGTGCTTGAATCTTCGACGCGCCGCGCTGCAGGGCTTCGCGCTCTCGCAGTACGTCTTTCCGTTGCGCTGCGAGCTCCTGCGTCTTTCGTGTGTAGTCGCCCTGCATGGACCGCATGAGGTTCGCAATATCGGGCGGCACGCGACGCACGGCTTCATCCCATGACAGAGCCGGCCGGCCTTCGGCGGATTCGGGTGCTTCAGATGCTTCGACCTCTGGCGCTTCGACCTGGTCGACGGCTTCGGGTGCTTCGGGTGCGACGGCTTCGACCGCAACGGCTTCGGGTGCTTCGTTCATTGTGTTTGCCCTGGTTGTCTACTTTGCGAGATAAAGCGGCGTCCCCTGCGTTCCGTACCAACCGGGGTTGTAGCCCGGCCCAAGACGGAACTGTATCGGGGTGCCGAAGAACGTTTCTCCGAGTTCAAGGGTAGACGTGCCTTTGATACGGGAAACGATGAAGGTACGCCAGCCCGGCAGCATGCCGGTAGCCGTGGCGCTTCGAGGGTCTACGTACAGGTGTAGGTAAGTCGTGCCGTTGCTACCCTTCCACAATGCGTGCGGGTTGCCGACGCGGATGCCCGCCCGACCTGGCGTGCCCGTCGGTTGCCACTTGTCCTCGTAGTAGAACGACACGGGCTGCCGGCGGGTGATTGCTTGCGCAAGGTTGCCCGACTCGCCAATACCTTCGATCGTCCGATAATACGCCTGTTTGCGTGTTGTCGGGATGATCGTCGACGCACGTTGCCGGAAGCCAAAAGCTTCCTTGATGCGCATGGCGAGCGATTTAATGGGCATGAGTTACCGCCGCATACGTTGCGAGAAGTCGAACTCTTCTTCTTCTTCGATGACGTCGACGCCTGGCGCAGTCACTTCGACCTCAACCTGCGTCTCGGTCATCGGCTCGTCGGGCGCTTCGAGGAACGCTGCAAAGTCGACATCGTTTGCGAGCTGCGTCAAGGCTGCAGTCGTACGGGTGAGCGATGCTTCGTCGCGCATCTCTTCGAGCCGAATCGGCAGCGGTTGCCCGTAGTCCTCTGCAGCGGTCGAGACCATTGCGAGGAAGCGCACAAGGTCGGGGTCGAGCGCTTCGACTGGTCCCGTGTACGTTTCGGGCTCGACAGCCATGTCGAACAGTGCGAGCACTTCGGCCAAAGCCTTGGCGAGCGCGTCGACGACCTTGCCGTTGTACGGCTTCATCGGCGGCGGAATGATGCCCATTAGAGCATCGCCCATGAGCGCGTCGGAATCGGCGGCAGCATCGGCAAGCGCCATATCGGGAACGGAAGGGCCGGGGTCGAAAGGCATAGCTACTCCACAATAGCAAGAGGGGGCGGCGCACCTTCAAGCGCTTGCGCGCCGGGTGCTTCGGGTGCGATAGGTTCGGCGGGTTGCAGTGCGACCTCGCCAAGCTCTTCGGGAAGCTGAAAGGTGCGCACGACTTCAGACAAAAGAGACGCGCCCTGCGTGCCGAGCTGCAGCAACAACGGCGCGAGCTCGACAAGGCTTTGTCGCTTCGCCATGTCGCCAGCCGGGGTCGAGCCCGCGTCGACTGCCCAGTACTTGAAGTCGCCCGTCAAGTCGTCGGCCGAAAGCATGGTCGGGCCTACCGGGTTGGGTAGTGCGAGCGGTTCGGCTTCGTCGCCCAGGATGACCGAGAGCATAATGTTATAAGTGCGTGCGATAGAAGTAATTACGCTATCGCGTTGTCTAGCCATTCGACCCAGCTCACTGGACGTGTACGACTGGAGGAGGTTCGCCTCTGTGGCGGTCGTTCGGGACACCTCGCCACGGGTAAACGGGGCGAGTAGGCCGGCCTCGCGAATGTCGTTCTCGACCGTCTGCGCGTACAGCGTAATGTCGGCCGGAATGGGCGCTTGCGGTGCCGAGATTATGTTCCCTTCGAGCGGCATGCCGGGCTGGACGTCGACTTCGATGACCTCGCCGTCCTTGCCCGCTGCGAGCTTTGCGATTGCGCTCTCGTCCATGAAGCCCGCACGCATGAGCCACTGCCGCGCCATGCGGCGCACGCCCTGCGCCTGATAGGTACGCATGACGTTGAGCTCGCGGAACTGGTCGTAGGACCGGTCGACAAGGCTGTACCCGCGCAACGGCACGCCGGGGTCACGACTGAAGTACAGCGGCACAATCGGCACGACGGGACGACCTGACGCGCTCTTGTACGGGATGCCGGTCTTCTCGTGCTCGAAGTCTGGGTCGGGTACCTCTTCGCCTTCGGTGACGTCGGGGTCAAGCGCTCCGACTTGTACCGTGACGCCTTCGAAGACGAACTCGGCGCCGCTCTCGTAGTCGGGCGACCAGACGAGCAGTGCGTCGTCGACCAGGTCGTACAGCTCGACAACGCGTACCCACTTGCCGAGCTCAGTGTCGTCGTTGTTGTCGCCTGGCGATGTCGTGCGCCGCGTGTCAATCCAACGCGAATACGCCCGCGGCGTAAAGTCTTCGGGCGCCTTGTCGAAGCGTGCGGCAGCTTCGTCGAGCGGCAGCAGGTAGCTATGCCCGACATACCGCTGATGTTCCCAAGAGCCCGAAGTGTCGTCGACGATGACTTGCCACGGTTCGAGCGCCGACGAAGCCACGCGTTTTAGCGGGTCGACCGACTCTACCGGTGCGAGCTTGACGAAGGCGCAAGGGTAGATGAGCGCAAGCCGTGTCGCGTCTTCGACGACGTTGCGCACGTTCAAGAGGTACTGGTTCGCAGTCGCGGCAGCGACTTCGGGGTTGCCTCTGTCTCTTAGGTCCGGCTGTACGAAAACGGCCGGGTTCCGCGCGTACAGGCTGCCGAGGTAGCTCTCAACGACGGCGTACGCCTTCGGCACTTCGGTTCGCAAGATACCGTCGTTCGCGTCATACTCTCGGTCGGACCAGAACCGCGTAAAGTACATACTGCGCAGCTCGCGCATACGCGGGCGCTTGTCGTTCCAGTAGTCGTCATGGGCGTCGACGATTTCTTGTGCGTGCTCCGGTGTCAACATGAGACCTCAAAAGGGTAGCGAGCTCGCCCGCAAACGCCGCGCGCGGCTTCGGGCTATTAGGTCATCCATACGGGTACGCTGGCTCTGTAACGCGAGTGTGCGCCACGTGGATGGTATGTCGCGCAAGCACCGATATGCAAGCGCTATCGCTATGGCGGCGTCATCGTGTGCGCCCTTCGGCGCTTCGGGTGCAACCTTGCCCGGCGGTACTGTCAGCGCTCGGAGCTCTATCCAGGTTGCGCGGTCCATGACCTGGACTTGTTGCATTGCTTCGCGCAGTGTGTCGAAGGCTTCGAGCTTCGACTGTAGGGTCGTCGTCCACGGCTTGCCTTGCGGGCTCCGCCATTGCTGACGGTATCCGCACGTGTTCATTTCGAGAAGCAACGCGTGCCCGTGGTTGTTGCTCTCGGCAAGCACGAGCGCGTTGTTGTACCGCGTCGCGACCTGGATGACCGTATGCGCCCACTTCGACGGGGTTGCCCGGTTGTCCCTCTGGGCGAACACGGGTTGTCGGGTTGCGACCGAGATGACGCACAGCGCCGAATAGTCGCCGCCGACGCCGCCGCCGACATCGACCCCGATGACGTATCGGTCGTGCGGGTGCGGCCCTTCTATCTCTCGACCGCCCGAGACGCCGACCGCAGTATGGTCGATGACGTGCACGTCTTGCAGCAAGGCGTCGTCGAACCAGCCGCCTTCACGATTCAAGAAGCAGTCGTCAAGCGTCGCGGGGTATTCGCGCTTAAACTTGTACGGCCCGAGCTGCGCTTTGTATCGACGCCTCCATGAGACTTGACCGGGCGTCAACCCGTAGCGCTTGACCTGGTCGACCTCGTCTTCGTTTACTTCGAAGTCATCGGCAACGGTGTCGGAGTACGCCGGGTGTTCGTGCCACCAGTGCGTCAACACGTGGAAGCCGTTCTCGGGTGCGCCTGCGATGAGCCGCGAGAAGGTATCGCCGGGGTTGTTTGCGGTGCTCTCTATCATTAGCAGTCCGTCACCGACTGCCGCGAGCGCTTGCGCTAAGAGCTCGTCTTGGTCAGGCGCGAAGGCGAACTCGGATAGCAGCACGGCCACGGGCGCGAAGCTGCGCAGTCCGGTCTGGCTGCGAGACGTAAAGGCTTTGAGGCTTGCCCCGGTGTCAGCGAAGCGCAGCTCGCCCTTTGCTCTCGTGTCGAGCTCGCGTTGCAACACGGCCGGCGGGTGTCGCAACCATCGGCGGTGGTCATCGAGTAGGGCCGTCGCACTCTCAGCCCGAAGCGAGACAAGCGCGTGCATGCTCTCGGTCTCGGTTGCCGTCCACTTCTGGTGAAGGACGAACTTGCACGCCGTCGTCGCTGCGACCTGGCGTGCCTTAATGACGAGGATTCGATTGTGCCCGGCTTCGACCGCGTCGAATATCTTGCGCTGCATAGGCAACGGGTCGAAGGGTATCTCGGCTTTGCTGTCCTTGTGCTGGACGCGGTGCACACGACAGAAGGTCGACGGCCGCCCGACGAGTTCGGCAACGTCGTCTCGGAGTTCGGCCGGTACGCTGTTGGGAACGAAGGTCAGCATGCGAACAGCTTGCCCTGTATCGAAGGCTTCCACGCGGGCGGGCGCGACATTGTAAGCCACTCGCGTTGCTGTTTGCTAAATGTGCGCTTTTGTCCGACGCGCTCGCCTGTAATCTCGACCGCGTGCCAGCCTTCGTGAACAAGCGCCCCAATCGGCTCCGCTTCCGAGATACAGACCACCGCTCCGGCCGCTTCCCACTTCCGGGCGAGCTCCAGGACCGCCCCGCGTCCGAGGTCGTGACGGTATCCAGTCGTTCCAAGGTATGGAGGGTCCATGTAGCAGACCGTCCCGGCCGGGAGCTGCGGCGGGTCCACCGCCCGTGCGTCGTCGGTGATGGTGGCGGGTAGGTCAAGGGCTATACGGGCCGTGGCCGTGGCCGTGGCCGTGGTGTCTTGTCGCCGTTGACTCGGTCCCACAAAACCGCTTTCCACTTCGCTTTGACGATATGACCAGACGCCGCACAAAACGAACCGGGCCACCTCCCGCGGGTCGACAGGCGGACACACCGCCGGCCCTTCTGCCCTTAACCGTTGCCACAAGGACTTAGGTTCTTCGTCCTTCCAAGACTCTATGATAGCGGCCGCTTTCGTCGCAATCTCTCTCGATGTCATTGCGTGCAAAAGCAGTCGGACCCCCGCGTCTGGCTCGCACCACACGTAACGGTCGGCACCTTGACCCGGTCGCAATCCTAAACAACGCAGAATGACGTTTGCATATCCGGTCTTCGCGCCCATACGAGACACCGGAGGACGAGCCCGCGGGTGGTGGAGCCGAAGCGATACGGCCGCCGTCCCGGCGCAAAGTTCAACAAAAGTCAGCACGGCTTGCCCTCCGTGGTTTAGCTATCCGCTACGAGTTGTAGCACGTTGCGCAGCTCTTCTATCTCGGGCGCTTCCAACGACACGACCTGGCGTGCCCGTGCGACGTCGAGCACGCGCCAAGCTGCGTCGAGCTGCGCCTTGTTCGGCCGCTTCGTCCCGCGCAGCACGCCTTCAAGTAGCCCGAGCGCGTCGGGTGCGAGCTTCGCAAGCGCAAGTTCGATCGTGTCAGGGGTCATTGTTTCGAGCTCGGCCATGGTCAATCCCGGTTGAATCGTCGAGAACGCGCTATCCATCACACGTGCACTGTCATTATACCGCAATGGTGCACCTTTTCAACGAGGCAGTGCAACCTAAAACCGTGTTGAATGAAGTTAGAATTTACCCACTGAGTATTTGAAACTGTCAGAGGGGCTTGCACTGTCTCGTTGAGAGTAACCAGTATCACGTTGCTTTCACAGTGACCGTGTGATGGATAGCGCGTTCTCGACTACAGGTACCGTAAATGCCGCGGGGATGGGGGTTCTCACCAATGACACAACTGTGACCGAACTATGACACACTTGACACCACACCATCCCGCCACAATGGATTACAGTACGAATGTACAAAGGAGCAAGCAATGAACACGCACACCGAAGACGCACTCGGCGCCATCATCATCTTCGCCTGTATCTACCTGGCGATGTTCCTATGACCGATGCGCACTGCCGAGCCGATGACTTCCGGCGCAAGCTCGTCGGCCTGGTCGGTCGTGCAAGCGCTCGGCAATACGCCGTCGACCCGTGCGAGCTCGCGGGCTTCGTTCAGCTACTCAACCGAAACACCGGCCGCATTCTGTGGCTTCGTGTGAAGGGCCGCCCGGTGTTCCGCTGGACGTGCCCGACTGCATACGCCGTCGCCCGTTTGGCATGTTCGCCCGACGAGCTGCGGCAGCTACGCACCGAAGCGCTCGCGCTTCACTAAACCAACAAGGGCAAAGCATGAAGAACACCGAAGAATTTATCGTCGATCAGATCGTACAGAGCCACGAGGAACTCTGGCGCCAGATCAATCAGCTTGAATGGGCGATAACGCTCGGCATGAAGGCCGTACGGAACATTGACCACGAAGCCCCGCGCATACAGCTCCCGGCGTTGATCGAAGACGCCTTGCAGCCGATTATCGACTCCATCGTGTCGAACACGGTTGACGACCTGTCACGACTCAAACGACTGTCGGACGCTGCAAAGCTCCGACTGAAGGATATTTGATATGCAGCTCCGACCCATCTTCTCTGAAGAGTTCGGCCGCGACGTCCGACTCGCTGCCGCTCGCGCAAAGCTGACGACGACCGAGTACTTGCACAAGGTCGTTCACCCGCTCGTTCAAGACGACCTGCGACGGCGTCAACAAGCCGACGGACTCATCGAAGCAATCAACGCGACGCTCGAGGACGGCGTACCGTTGACGCGAACTTGATTACCGCCCGGCGGGTCGTCCACACTTTCACACCCGACACGGTTGGAACTGTGACCCGTCGGGCATTTCTTCGGATTGACAATGAGCATTGACGCACGCGTGCGTCGGGTATGGCCCGACCCGCCCGAAGGCCTGCAGTACGTGCGGCAGACCTTGACAGGGGGCGACTACATATCGACGGGGTTGTTTCGCACCGGCACCGTCGACGCGAAAGGACGCGGTCGAACGTTCGACCAGTGCGAGCGGGTCACGTCGCTGTTCTTCGACCTGGACTTACTCGGCCTCTATGATGCCGTGCGCATGTCCCGCGGTCGTGTACTCGAAGCCCGTGCACAGGACCGCAAGCGCCGAATGTATCGGCTTGACGATACCGCCCGGCAAGCGTTGCTCGACCTCATGCTGCGCGACTTCGTGCCCGTGCTCGAAGCGGTCATCGGCGCACCGCCGTCGCTCGTCATCATGTCGGGGTGGGGCTTTCATGTGCACTTCGCAGTCGACGCCGAGCTCGGTACCGAGAAGGTCGCACTGCGCGCAGCCCATTCGGCCGTGGTCGACTCGGTCAATATGCAAGTCGCGGAGCTCGCGAACGGGATGCAACCCGCGCTGACTTCGTACACATCCGCCTTCGACCGCACGCACGACGTCGGTGCGAGACTGTGCCGCTTGCCCGGCTCGACGAATCGCAAAGCAAGCGGCCGACACTACGACGTCGAAGTCTTGCACGCTGCCGATACCGTACTGACCCGTGCCGACCTGGTTCGACTTCAGGATGACTTGTCGCTATCGGTCGACGAAGCTGCCGACGTCGACCCGGTAGACATCGCGCCGAAGGTCCGCAAGCCGCGGCAGTCGCGCAAGGTCGAAGTCGACTTCAGAATGCAACGACAGCCCGACGGCCGGACGTGGCAAGCAATCGTCGAAGGCTTAGGCCTTGGCGAACGCTTGAAGGTCGTTTGTCCCTTCGGCGGCAATAGCATCGGGTCGGGTTTCTTCGCCCGCGAGCCCGACGGGCGGACCAGGTACTACAGCGCACCGGGCGCGTGCACCTATTGGAACACCTACAAAGCGCCCGCGGCTTCGGGCCTTGCCGACCTCGTACGCAAGCCGCCGAAGCGCAAGGGCGAACGAGGTGACATTGCGAACACGGTTAGCAACCTCGTCGCGATGCTCGGCCACGACACGACCTTCGACTTTTGGTATGACTCTTTCGCAGAGCGCGAAATGAACGGCGGCGAAGCGGTCGACGATACGACCTGGATTGAAATACTGGCGCACATGGAAGGGGCGTACGGCTGGTACTGGCGTATCGGTCGCGAAAAGCTGTACGGCGTAGTCGAATACGTCGCGCGACAGACAAGCCGAAACCCCGTCATTGACTATATCGACGGGCTGCAATGGGACGGCCGGCACCGGCTCGACTCGCTCTTCGTCGACGTGCTTGGTTGCGAAGACCGGCCCGTCTTTCGTGCCTATGCTCGACGCTTCCTTGTCTCCCTGTGCGCTCGGCTGTACGAGCCCGGCTGCAAGGTCGACACCGTGCTGACGCTGCAAGGCCGACAAGGTATCGGCAAGTCGCGCTTCTTTCGGTCGCTCGTCGCCTTCGACGGCTTCGCGGGCGAGCTCTTCAGCGATACCCGCCTGAACTTGAAGGACAAGGATTCGATGTTGCAGCTGTACGCGGCTTGGCTGTACGAGGACTCGGAGCTTAGTTCTGCCGGAAACGCCGACCAGGAGACCCGAAAGGCCTTCATTGCTTCAGCCGTCGACAGACTGCGACCGCCGTTCGGGCGCAAGGTCCGCACGTACCGCCGGCACACTGTCATCGTAGCTTCAACCAACGAGCGCGACTTCTTGCGAGACAAGACCGGGGACCGTCGGTACTGGGTTGTGCCGTGCGCAAACAAGGTCTTCGACCTCGCGTACATTGACAAGCACCGCGCGCAGCTCTTCGCAGAAGCCCGCGAGCTCTACCGCGCTGGCGAGCAATGGTGGCTCACTGCGCAAGAGGACAGTTTGAGGCGTCAATCGAATGCCGCGTACCGTTACCTGGACTGGTACACGCAGTGCGCAATGACTGCGTACACAAACAACGGCGGCGGAGCTCACAACCGGTTCACGTGTGGCGAGTTCGCCGCGGCAATCGGGAAGGACGTCAACCCACAAGGCAGAGGAATCACCTTGTCGGCAGCGCTGCAACGGGCGGGCTTTGTGAAGATGCGAAGCAACGGCGTAACCTACTACCTGAAGGACGAGACGCAAGCGCACATCGGCAACGGTCTCGACAGCATCGACACACTTTCGCGGGCTCCAAAGGGGCGCGTACTCCGAGAGGTCTGGTCGCAAGCCTGACCCACACACCACAACAAGGGCAAACAATGGACACGAAAGACAAAATGCAGGTGCAGCTACAAGCCGCACTCGTCAAGGCACAGAGCGAAATGGGCGCGGTCTTCAAGGACTCAACCAACCCGCACTACCGCAGCAAGTACGCGAGCCTGCCGGCCGTGCTGCATGTGGTCATCCCGGCGCTCAACCGCAACGGTATCGCCTTCTCGCAGTCGCCCGACTACGACCCAGATACCGCGTGCGTCGTGCTGACGACGTCGATTGCCCATAGTGGCGGCGGCGTCTATGAGACCGTCACCCGCGCGCCGATCGGCCGGAAGGTCGATATCCAGTCGTTCGGCTCGGCCGTCACCTACCTTCGACGGTACGCTGCACAAAGCCTGCTCGGCATTTCGGTCGAAGACGATGACGGCAACGCCGCCGCACGTCGCAAGCCGCCCGTCGATGCGCCGCCGTGGTCAACCCGCATTGCTCGGCAGCTGCAGTCGTCCGGCCTTACCGCTGCCGACTTCAACACGTGGGCCGCGGGCGCCGGTAAGCCCTTGCTCGGAGACATGACCGACGAGCAGAAGGCAAACGTGTACGCCTGGCTCGATCAGAACAAGGGCGGCGATGTCATCCGTGCGGCCGTCGGGGGTGAGCAATGACCGCGCCCGGCTTGCCATCGCCCGACGAGCTCTACCGGTTTCTTTCCGACAATCCCGGCTCGAAGCTGCGCGACTTGATCGATGCTTTTGCGCCCGCACACGTCGACACCGCGTCAGGTACCGCGTTTTACTGGGGAATCCGTGACTACGTGCGGCGTTCGGGCGTTGCAGAATGCCGCGGCCGACGCTGGTATGCAATCGAACGGGCGCCCGACGGTCCAAGCATCTTCGACGACCCGCCGCCACCGCCACCGCCACCCATGGAACCAGGCGAGCTCGCAAAGCACGCGCTCGACGTGAAGCGGCGTATCGGAGCGCAGAAACACTTGACCGCGAACTTTGCAAACGGCGTCGCGAGGAGCATCAACCGAGCGCTCGACGAAATCAGCACGGCCGCGAGCGAGTACAACCAGAAGATGCGACAGGTAGAGCACGAGCTGCAGAACATCGCGAACGAGCTGCAGCTCTCGAAGGTGGCGCTGTGATTGTGCTTGGCATTGACCCCGGCCCGGTGACGCATGGCGCAGTCGTGTACGACAGCGTCGAGCGTCGGGTTGTCTGGTCGGACAAGGCCGCGACACAAGACCAGGTCGAAGCCGTCGCGCTCGAACACAGTTGGGAACGGTTGCGCGTCGTAATGGAACGGCCGGCGGCAATGGGCGCAATCGGTTCGGGCGTTGTCGGCCACATGCTCGATACTGCATGGGAAGCCGGCGCAATGTCCGAAGGCCTAAGCCTTCACGGCTACGTCGTGTGCACGATGACGCGTCGCGAAGTGCTGCGACATCTCGGCGTATTGTCCGGCAAGGGCTCGTCAGATGCCCGCGTGCGGGCTGCGTGCATTGCCGACCATGAGACACCCGGCGGCCCTCCTGCAGTCGGGCGCAAGGCGTCACCGGGGCCGCTGTACGGCCTTTCCTCTCACTCCTGGCAAGCGCTCGGCCTCGTACTTGCTTGGCTGAACTTTCAAACAAAGGGCAACGAACCATGAACTTGAATCACATGACCGACGCCGAGTACCACGCGCACCCGGCAATGAACTATTCGCGCTTGAAGCACCTGCGCGACTCGCCGGCACACTTCCGCAACGCCTGCGACAACCCGAAGTCGCCGTCGACTTCGATGTCGTTCGGGTCTCTCGTGCACTGTCTCGTGTTGGAGCCCGACCAGTTCGGGCAACGGTACGAAGTAACGACGGAGACCAACAAAAGACTGAAGGCATACAAGGTCGCGAAAGCTGACGCCGAAGAGCGCGGGCTCGAACTGGTTACCGACCTGGACCTAAGCAATGCGCACCGCGCCGCGAGTAATGTACTGGCGCACTCTTGGGTATCGGAGCTCATGGCCGACCCGCGCACGCTCGTCGAGCATATGCACTTCTGGGAACACGAAGAGCTCGGCCCGTGCCGCATGAAGGTCGACCTTGCGCGCCTGGTTCCGAATGGCCTCATGGGCTGCGACCTGAAGACCACGAAGTCGACGAACCCGTACAGCTTCAAGCGTGACGCGCGCATGTACGGCTACGCCCTGCAGGCTGCGCATTACCTGTACGGCCTCGCTGACCTCTTCGGCGTACAGTTCGGCAACGTCGCACTCGACTGGCGTATCATTGCCGTCGAGAGCGTCGCGCCGTTCGACGTCACTGTTTTCGAGCTGTCCGACGAGACACTTGAAGAGGCGATGCAAGAGCACGACACGCTTGCACGCTTGCACCGTATCTGTGTCGAAGACAATCACTGGCCCGGCCGCAATCCGCACGCCGAGCTTGACCTTACTTGGAGGGCATGATGGGAACAGCAAACCTAACACTCGTCGCGCGACTGGCGCGAGACCCCGAGCTGCGCACAACGTCAAACGGAAAGAGCGTATGCAGCCTGACGCTACCGGTTGACACCGGCTTCGGAGACAACAAGACCACCACGTGGTGGACGGCTACACTTTGGGGCAAACGCGCCGAAGCTGCCGCGAACTATCTGCGGAAAGGCTCGTGGGTCTCGGTCTCCGGCCCGGCACGCATTCGCCAGTACGACAAGCGCGACGGCTCTGCCGGCTTCAGCGCGGAAGTAGACGCGAGCTCGTGGGATTTTGTCGGCAACAAGAGCGACAACGAAGCGCCCGCGGCTTCGAGTAGCAGCGGCAGACAACGGCACGCCATGTCGGGAGACATGAAAGACCTCCCGTTTTAGTAGCCCGACGATTTCTTTCGGCCGGCCTTCGGGCCGGTCTTTTGCTTCTTGGCCTTCGAGAATGCAATCGCCGCGGCTTGCCGCTTCGGCTTGCCTTCCTTCACAAGCTTCGCGATATTGCTGCTGATTGCCTTCTTAGACTTGCCTGGTTTCAATGGCATTGCTCTACCCCTCAATCTGGTCGAGTGCTTCTTTTGCGCCTTCGACCACGTCTTCGCGCCCGGCAAGTATCGCGTCGACGACGTAGCCAATCGCGATGTCGCTGATACGTTCCCACAAAGGATTACGGGGTTCGATTACGCGGTCAAGCACCTTGACGATTGCGTCGCGGTTGCCGACGACGAGCGCCTTGCCGAGTCGGCGCATACCTTCTCGCTTCTGTTCGTTGCTCATAGTCACCTCTTGGGCTTCGGTGTGGACTTCGCACGCTTGCCGGCACGCTTGCGGAACAACGCGTCTTGTACTTGTTTCTTCGAAGGCCTGGTCGACGGCGTCTTGTCCTTCGACACGACCTTCGAGGGTCTGCAGTATTGTTTCTTGTTGTCGCCAGAGTGTCCGCACGGCTTGCCGGTAGCCTTGTCGACCCACTTCTCGCGCGCCCACCGACGAAGCGAAGTACCTGCCTTGCCTTTGCGTTGTTGTCCCTTCGACTTTCTGCACTTCGCAACGGCCTGCGACGCGCGTGCGCTCGGCCACTTCTTATACTGCTTTTTGATTTTGCGGGTACATGCGTCGTCAGCCATTACGACCCCCGCGGCAGCTCGTAGTGCGCACCGTCGTAGAACGAGAAGGTGCCGCCCCACACAATCGGTATCGCGAGCTCGTCGGCAATGCGCTCGACGTGTGCGGCAAGGGCGTCGAACTTGCCTTTGTCATCCCACAACACGTTCCCGCGAGCGTCACACGGCCCGACGTCGACGGCTTCGGACGGGAAGCTATTGTGCCGGCTCTGGCCGGGCTTGGCGTTCGTCACCTTCGGACCAGGCGTCGTGCGCCCCTTCGCGTACAGCTCGGCTTGGCGCTCGTTGCTTCGGTGTCCTTCAATGACCGTCAAGTCAAACGGGCAACGGTCGTCGTGTAGCGCTGTCGTCATCAGCTCGACGATACGCGGGTCGCAGCTGTTGAGACGCTGCAAGCTTCGAGAGCCCCACTGGTATCCGCTTGCCATGCCTACCCCTTCACGATGTCCGATACCGGTTTGTCCGACCAGAGCTTGCAGCTCCAGTACTTCGCCTTGTTCGGTGGCCCTGGATTGCTGCAACCGTGGCGCTTGCGAAAGTTCTTTCGCCGCTTCGGGTCGTCGCGCTTGATTGACATGTTCGCGTCCCCGAAGCGCACGGTGTAGGGCTTTCCGTCGTGCTCGCCTGTCGCGACGAACTTTTGCCGCCCGTGCCCGGGCTCGCCTTTCCTTATGCGTCGGACGCCCACGTCTACGCATCCTTCGCAAGCGCTTCGATACGGCCGTACAGCCCGCCGACCTTGCGTTCGATTCGGTCGGACTGTTCGCGGCAATCTCTCATCGAAGAGAGCCACGCTTCGCGGTCTTGTCCGTGCTCGTCTATAAGCCTATCAACCTGCGCTAAATGGCTGTCAACCCATCTTGTGCACGCCGGGATGACCACATTCTGCAGGAATCGCCAAAGCGCCAGCCCGATCGTAAGGAGGAGCAATAGCGAGCTCGTCGGGCCGGTCGCCAAAGTCAAGAGCGTCGTCTCGTCCATCAGAGCGCAGCCCATTGCGCCACGGCTGCAGTAATGCCGAGCGCGTCGAGATGTGACTTTAGTACGGGCGAGCTCGACCCGGCGTCGATTCGGGCCTTGATTTCGGCCCGTATGGTTGCCACAGTCGCGACGCTTTCCGCCATGGTGACGAAGGCGACCTCGTCGCCCGCTGCCGCGACGGTCTGCATAGTAGCGGTAGCAGTCGGCCCCCACACTTCGACGTGTGCGAGCGTGCCGCCCTGGTCGTCGTATGCCACTTCGACGAGCTTGATCGATTGACTCATTCGAACCTCTGCACAAGGAGACGAGTTAGCGTTGCCGTGGTTCTGTCGCCGGCCCCGAAGTAGCAGCGCAAGCCGTCGCCCTGGTAAATCGGGGTCGTGTCATTCAAGCCGACCGCGTCGCCGCCGACAGTAATGGTTGACGCTCCGCCCGGTACAGGCGTCGGCGGAGTCGTGCCGCTGGTGTCCATCACTTCGACGATAGCGCCGCCGAGAAGAATGTAGGTAAACACGCGGCTTGTCTTGATCGCAGTCGTAGACAGTACAGAGCTGTTGCTCGTGTTGCTGCGCACGCGGGTCTCTTCGTCGCCGTTTCCGCCGTCGTCGGTGATGAAATAGCCGCGGGCTTCTCCGCCATTGTGCGTGGTATTGTTGCCCTTGTTCAATCCGGTGAAAATGTCGCTATTACCGGCGTTCGGATAGACGACGCTCGTGACGACAAGGTGCACCGCGTAGACGTGCGAGCTCACATCTTGCCGCGTGTAGGACGAAAGCAGCGCGTCAATATCCATCGAAATCGTGACGGTGCCGCTACCGCTGCCGCCGTCCATCAGGATTCCGCTACCGTTCGTGGGCGTCACGTCGCCGTTCGCACCCGAGAAGCGCGTCACGGTAACGCTAAGACTGTCGCCCGAAGACGCGAAAGCAAGTGAGCTCGTGCCGCTCGTGATGGCGCTAACCGTGCTTAGGTCAGTAAGGTCCAGGTCTTTAAGCGTGACGTATGACCCGCCCGTCGGTCCGCCGCCGCCGCCCGAAGACGCACCGCCCGAAGCGCCGGTCGTAGGGTCGAAGCATGGTGCGATCGGCATGGCTTACTCGCGCCAAGTGATGACGGACTGCACGAAATCGGCGGCGCCTGCGTCGAGCTTCGCGAAGAGGTACAGGAACCGTTGCGTCGCCGTGAACTGCTGCACAATCGGGAGGCCGACGCTAAACGTCGCGCTCATCGTCGCCGCCGTTGAAATCCCGGTTACGAGCGTCGCTTCGGTATCCGGCACGACGACCTCGTCACCCGCTGCGTCGAGACAGAGCCGAATGGTCACCTTTGTGGGCGACCCGCTTGTCTTCGTCAGCTTCACGAAGATGCCGTCGACCATCCCGTGATAGAGCCCGGCGCCCTTGAAGGCAGGTAGTAGGCCTGTCATGTCGTGCGCGTGCACGTCAGCTGTGTCGAAGTTCGTGCCGAGTGCCGGTGCACTGTCGGGCGCTTGCACGCTGTCGTGAATAAAGTTCGTAATGCGTGTCGGCATAGGCTCACCTCTTCGTGGTCGACGACCTGGTTGACGTTTGCATTCTATTGCACATCCTCTCGTACAGCACGGATATCTTCGGTCATTGCCGCCCGGCGTTGCGTGTCGGTCTGTACGGGCTCAGCTCGTCCGCCGAGCACGCGACCGATCGTAGCCGGTGCACCCGTTGGAAAGATTGCTTCGACGTCGACGTTGTCGCGGCTTCCAAGGTAGGACGCGCCGATACCGAAGGTCTGTTCGATTGCGCCGATCGGCAGCGCTCGAATCGTGCGAAGGTTGCGCAGCCCTCTTTCGGTCGGCTTGTAGACCTTGTAGCGGTCGATGCCGTCGCGCGTTTTACCCATGGCAAGGAACGGCGTGCCGCCTTCGGGTTGCACCGACCACAAGTCAGGCTCGCCCGGCACACTGAGCTCTTCGGGCGGCATGACGACCTCAGCGTCAAGGAAGTCGGTCGTCGACAAGAAGACGCCTTCGTGCCGCGGGTCGGCGTAGTCGGCCGCAATGAGCGAAGCCCAGAAGAAATCTTCGTCGCTTATTTCTGACAGGTCGACGCCTTCAGGGCCTGCCGGTCCGATTTCCGAGCCGAGCTGCTGTTCGAACGCGTCGAGCACCTTCGGAAACAACGCCGACGCACCGTACCGCACGAGCTCGCCTGGCGCTTCGAGTCCTGTGTCGAGCGCACCGGGCATGTCGCTCGACCCGAACAGCTTCCAAGCTTCGAGCAATCGAGAGACAAAAATATCGGCCGAGCGTATGCCGTTGAGAGTTTGCTCAATCGGTCGCAAGTGGGGCGAAGCCGGCCCGTAGACATCGATCTCTTGACCTTCTCGACCGGCCGGAAACACGCCCAGAGTCTTTAGCGACCGGTCGCCTTCGAGACCGTACGGGTCTTGCGCCTTTTGCTTTGCTCGCGTTGCCTTTGCTATTCTGGTGAGCTTTTCGGGGTTGCGCGTCGCGAGCTTGGCAAACTCGATTGCGAGCATGTAGAACTCGCCCGCGTCTGCGAAGAGGTAGCCGAGACGGTTTGTGATTGCCGACGGCACTTCTGACAGGTTGAGCAGACTTTTGCGCGCGAGCTGCGCCGCGTCGGACGGTAGCAGCCCGTTTGCAATGCCGGCCTCGAAGACGCTGCGCCGATACGAGAGCTCAATCGCTTCGGCCGTGCGCTGGTAGAAGTTACGCACGTCCGGCCGGGCGCTTGCGTCCATCATTAGCCGCTTCATGCGTGGCGAAGCTACCCGCTCGACGTCTCGCATAATGTCGCGCGCAAGTCGACCCGCCCGTGCCTCTTGAATGGCTGTCTTACCGAGACCGCCGTGCACTTCGAGAAGGTCGTCGAGCACCTTCGGTGTATAGTACACACCCTGCGGGTCAGATAGACCCATGCCCAAACGACGGCCGCCGGGGAACAAGTTCGCACCCTGTCGCACAGTTCGACCCGCGGCACGGGCGACGGCTCGCATGGTGTTCTCGGCTCCGATGGTGGCGATGCTCACAATAGGCAGCGCAAGCATACGGCCCGACAGATACGGCAGGTTCGGCAAGTAATACCCATAGTGCATGGCATACTCGGCGTCCCGCAGATTGCGACCCAGTCGATTTGTCTGCGTCGATAGCCACGGACCCCAACCGAAACGACCGGTGCCGGCTTCGCCGCCGATGACTTCGACGAACTCGTCGACCGACTTTGCGAGCTTTGCTTCGTACTTCTGGTCGGCCATCCGGTAATACCGGACCATCGAACCCGGTGCGCCGGCACGGGGGTCGAACTTGTCAGGCACGCGAAAGAAGCCGCCTGGCGTGTCTTCGATCTTCGTGACGCGTCCGAGGGGCGCAGACAAAGCCGCTTCGAACTCCTTGCCGCCAAGCGCGATTCGTTTGCGAACACCCTCCTCGAGCACAGCACGAAGCAGGCTTCGGCTGTATTCGGGCGCCGGCCCTTTTGGCGAGATGATGCCGCGAGCGATTCCGATTTCGTCAATCTGTCGCAGCTTTTGCACCGTCACCGGCCCGGTAAATAGCGGCGTCCCTTCGACGAGCTGCTCTTGCCGCAACGCCGTGACCAGGTCGTCGACCTTGTCGGGGCCATACATTTCGGCAACCATGCGCCGATAGAGCGTCTCGGCGGGCACATCGGCAAGCTCTGCCGCGGCTACCTTGTCAAGCGCTTCGTCGGCTGTGTTGCTGTTCTTGGCTGCGCTCTGTAGCGCGCGGTTGAGCTGTCGACTTGCAGCGGCACCGGCCGCCTTCAAAGCCTTCTGCGTGCGCAACACGCTGACTGTAGGCACTGCGAGGTTGTACGACCGGCTACCGAGAGGGGTAGCGGCAAGGCGTCGCACGAGCGGCCCGTAGGCGCCCTTGTAAATGCTCGGCGTAATCTCTGCGAGTCGATTGACGTACACCTGAAACTCTGTCACCTGGTCGGTCTTGCGGGCTGCCTTCGCAATCTTCGGCACGAAGCGAAGCGCCGCGACCTTCTTGACTTGTTCGCGCATGACGTTCTGCAGTCGCGGGTCAAGGTTCGCAATGCCGCCGGCACGGCGCACGCGGTCGGCGTAGCTTTCCATCCCGTAGACGGAAAGAATGAGCGCTTGTTGATCGGGCGTCTCGGCACGCTGCAAGCGCAGCACGGCGTCGGACATGACGCGCTCTGTCTGCACTGCGAGTGCACGCGGTACCGCAATCGCTTCAGATACGAGCACCATGTCGTCGGGTGTGCGTAGATCGATCTCGACCCGCAAGCGCTCGAAGGCGTCGTCGGTTGGCGACCGGTCGATAGCCCGCGCCATGTCGCGCGTAATCTGTTCGCTCGTGTTGCTCGTCGGCTTGACGGCCCGTATCATCTTCGACTTGTCTGCCTTCGAGAAGTCGCCTGCCGCGTCGACCATTTGGTCGGCTACGTGCCGCACGATACGCCCGTCGCTTGCCTTGCCTTTCGTGACGACGGCAGCAAGGTCGGCCGCTACGTTGAGCATCGACCGCTCTTGACGCGTTGCCGAGCTCGCCTCTGCCTTCGAGATGAGCGCTTCAGCAAGCCGTGCTGCCTTCGGTGACTTGCCCGTGATGCCGGCGAAGCCCTTGACGAGCTTTGCAGCTCCGCGCGCCGCTGTGCCTGGTCCGGCCGGAATGGCAATCTCGCCACCCGTACCGAGCCAGAATGCGGCGCTTTCGGTGCCGTACACGTCGAAAGCAGCCTTGCGATATTCGGGCGAGTCGGCAAACTCGTCGCCAAGCGTGCGGTCGTTTGTCACGTCGCGCGCAATGCGTCGCAGCAGGTCAAGGTCGGCGTCGGCCCGTTGTCTACGTGCGTCGGGGTCGGTTGCTTCGACGCCTTGCTGACGCTCGGCATAGCGGGCAACGCCCGGCAACGGTATCGGGGTTGCAAGTCGCGACGTGCCGAAGCGCGTCATAACGGGCGGCAGTCCGACGAAGTCGCGCGCTTGCGCTATCTGGTAGCCGATATCGGACTTGTCGACCGGGTTGCCGTCTGCGTCGACATCGTAGCCAAAGCCCGTGAAGTAGCCTTCGCGCAACAACGCCGAAAGGAACGCCGGAGTAGCGCGCAGCGTTGCCGCAAGCATGGACTCGTACACGCCGCCCGTCTCGGCTTCGCTCTTCATGGCGTAGTCGAGCACGGCCTTTGCACTGCGAGACACGGACATCGACGGGTCGACGAGCTGCGCTTCGGCCGGGCTGATTTGCTCGCCGGCCTGCATACGGAATCGGATTGCGTCCCGTTGTTCTTGCACAGCCTCGTCGGCTCGACGGGCTTCGGCCTCTGTCATTATCGGTTGCGCGGCAAACGTTTCGACGAGCTCCTCGAAGCCGGTAGCAGGTCGTAGCTTGCCCGTGTCGGGGTCTCGATACAGGCGCTCGACGTCCTGCGACAAGAAGCCTTCGAAGTCACCTTCGGCACCGACACGTTGCCGCCCGTCAACCATGCGCGTGGGTCGACCGGGCGGAAAGAAGGTCGTCGGTGCTACGGGCTCGTCTTGTCCCGCAATGAGCATCTGTTCGCGTTGTTCGGCAATGTCGCGCTCGGCCCGTGCCTCTTCGCGTGCAACGAACGCGTCGACCTGTTCGGGCTTTAGCAGCTCGTCACGCCGGTCGAGAGCGTCTTGCACGCGCTGGTCTACAAGCTCTTCGAGTCGACGCTGCGTGTCCTCGACAGGCTCAAACTGTGCCGGCATTGTCGGCGCTTCGGTGACGGGCAAGCGGGTCGGTACAGGTTCAACCGGCGCAAGCGGCGCACCTGGCGTCGCGTCCTCCTCGTCGAGAGTCAGCTCGCCCGTAAACAGTGTGAGCGGTTGTTCTGCCGCTGCCGCTTGCCGGCGGGCAAGCTCTCGGCGTGCGAGCTCGGCACGTGCTGCGAGCTGTTCGGGCGTCACGGTCCCTTCCCGTTTGCAATCTCAAGAAGTTCCTCGTCGGTCAAGTCTTCGAACGGCACTTCGTTCAAGTCGACCGCTTCTTCTGTAGAGATAACGTCGCCGGTTAGCTCTATCTCCTCGCCAGCTTCGGCCGGCTCAGTAGCCATAATCTCATCTGCAAGCTCTGGGTTGGTTGGCAAGGGCCCGCCAAGCGCGTAGGCTTCGACTTCGGCTTCTGTTTGCAGCCGTGCGCGGGCTTCTTCTTGCGTCAAACCTTGCGCACGCAATCGCGCGTAACTTGTAGGTAAATCGTCTTGCACAGCTCGCGCCGAGCGCTTCGTAACATCGGCAAACACGCGCCGCTCGGCTTCGCTTTTCTCTTGCCGTGCCGCTTGCAAGCGTTGCTCGGCTGCTGCTGCCGCTGCCTTGCTTGCCTCTTCTGCCGCTTCGATCCGCGCACGCTCTTCGTCTTGCAGCGCTTTGCGGTCGACCGGCTTGACGCCTTCGCGGGTCTGTCTGTCGAGTGCAAGCGCAAAGCCCATTGCGTCTACGAGCTCGTCACCGGCCATGGTCTTACCGAGCTGCGCGGCAAGTTGCTCGACAGTCCAGTCAACGCCGGACGTCTCGTATTGCTGTAGGAGCTTGGCGATACTTTTCTCACCGCCCGTCGCTGCAATGATTTCGTCGACTGACCCGAAGACGCGGTCGGCCGCGTTGTAATAGTCGTACTTCGGCGTGCCGCGAAACTGCAGGTATTTGTCGTCGGGGTCAATGCCTTGTTGCTGTAGCAGTCGCCGCGCAGTCTCCTGCGTTGCCGTGCGTCGCGTTTCCGGCGTTGTTGCTACGAGCTCCGCTTCGAGCCCGGCAACCCGTGCCGACTGACTCAACCACGATGGGTCGAAGTACTTGCGCTGTCGATTCTGGTATGCGCCCTGTGCTTTCGCTTCGGCGTAAACCCGACGGGCAAGCTTGAAGTCGGCTTCGGCCTGTTCGCCCGTGGCGTCGGTGAAGGCTGCGAGCTCTTCGGCAGTCGCGACGCCGTCTTCAAGTAGACCGAGATACGCAACGAAGGCGTCATCTTCGGTTTCGAAGCTCGTGCCTTCGACTGTCGTTGTGCGCCGTCGGTCTGCAATCGCTTCGCCGTCGAACGCGCCGACATAGCCGAGCGGCGACGAATGGTACACCGCTTCGAGCGCTTGCTCTTCTCCGGCTCTCTGCGCAGCCTCTTCGGGCGACAGGCGACGTTGACCAGGTCCGCGGGTCGGTCGGTCCGGCACGCTATCGCGTGCGCTTTCGACTTGTCGCAACGCTTGCGCCGGAACACCGGGCAACGCTTGCACATAGGCGACCGCTGCGCGTGCGGCTTGCTCTGTCATCGGCCGCGTACGGTCTGCAAGGAGCTGCGTCGCACGCTGCGCAATCCGGTTTGCGTTTCCTGCGGTCAAGCCTTCGCGGCTCTCGTCGTCGAAGCCGAGCTCGTTTGCAAGGTCGACAAGCGCGCGCGGTACTGCAGTCGCAGCGGCACCGGCCGCACGTGCTGACGCCGCCCGTTGCGCGTCGGCTTGTTGCGTGCCGAGTCGAGCCTTTAGAATCTCGCCCGCTACCCCTTGCTCGGTGTTTTGCGCGACGAGCGTGCCTTCGAGCTGTGCAAGCGTGTTGCGTTCGCTCGCGATGAGCTGCTGTAGCGCTGCGAGTTGTTGCCGCTCGTCAAGCACGTCGCGCATAATGGCGTCGTACGCTTTCCGCGTTCGTAGCGCTGCGCTGTAGCTGTCGAGGTATTCTTCGTATTTTGCGGGCATTACGTCACCGATAGGGAAGTGGGGAAGGTGCGCCGCCGAGAGCTGCCTTTTGTAGTTCAATCTGAGTCAATGCGCCGAGCTCCGCTTCGAGCTTCTTCAAGTCGAACTGCTGCGCGTTGGCGATGTCTTCTTGTCGCACGGCTTCGCCCGCAAGCGCTGCGCCACCCGCAAGACCGCCCGTCAGAGCTTGCGTAATGCCGGCGACGCGTTGTTGCTCGGCCGCACCGATGCCGGCTCGAATCTGTGCCATCTGGTTAGCTTGCTCGGCACGTGCTGCGAGGTCGGCTTCGAGCACTTGTTGCCCGCTTGCGATTGCGGCACCCTGTCGCGCTTGTTGCGTTGCTTGCTCTCGCAAGAAGATGTCACGGCCCGAAACGCTGCCGCCCGTTGCCGCTTGCGCTGCGAGCTGTTCGGCCTGCGACGCTTGCGTTGCGCGTTCGACTCCGATCTGCGCGGATTGCCCGGCAGCTTCGAGCCTTGCACGCTGCGACGCCGAAAGCCCACGGTTGCGACGGATACGGGCGAGCTCGTCTTCGAGCCGTTCCTTCTCCTTGCGTGCGCCGACTGCCGTGCCGATGCCGGTGCCGATGTTTGCCGCGGTCGACAGACCGCCCATGATTAGCGCTGCGGTTCCGAGTGCCATGCAACCCCCTATAGATACCAGACTTCAAGTGCGATGGACCAGTTGATGACGGCCGAGCGGTCAATCTGCGACCAGGTGCACAGCCCGATCGGCGTCACGTCGGCGCCTGCAGTGAGCGTGCGAGCCTTCACACCCGTACGCCGCCCGTAGCCGTTGCACGCTGAATACGGCCGATCTGGCCCGTACGGCGGACTACTGCGAAAGCCGTTCGCGTTGTTCTTGATTTCTTGCGGGTCGAAGTTGTTGCGGCCGGCAAGGTCCATCGTGCCGACGTACGGACAAACATACGAATATCGGTCGGCAATCGCCGGCGTACGGCCTGAAACGGCGGGTACGTCATCCGGCCCGCCTTCCATCTCGACCGACCAGTGCATGAGAATTTTCGCGTTGCGGCGTACGTCAATGTCGAAGGTCGTGTTTGGCAAACGGCGCCAGTCTCCGGCAGACGACCCGAAGCCGTTGCCGGTCACGTAGGACGTCGAAAACTGCAGATTGACAAAAGCGCCCGACCATTGCCCGCCCTGCTGACCCGTGACGCCGTGCTGAAGCCCTGTCAACGGGTCGAATCTTGGCGGTTGCACGTGCCGAGTGTCGACCCATTGCGAGTTCAACAAGTCCGCCTGCACAATGCCTTCGTGCAAATAGATGCGCAAGGCGTCGACGTTGCCTTGCACTTCCGCTGCAAGGAGCGTCGTGCCGTCCGAGAAGGTGTTGGGCTTGACGTAGGCCATTATTTCACCCGGTTGACGAAGGTCACAAGGCGACCGCCCGTGTATTCGAGGTCGACGTTCGAAGCCGGTGCAACGTCGAGCACGAGCGCGTTCGACGTGCCCGCACTGGCGCGACGCGGGTGCATGACGCCGAGCGCCACAATGCGCAGCCCGTAGACCGTCACATTACTGCCGGGCACATAGTGCCAAGCGCCCGAGACGCCGCGCCATCCGGCCGCGGTAGCCTCTTCGGTCGTGCCGCTTGACGAGTCGCCGTTGTTGACGTTTCGCATATAGACGGACCAGAGCGGTATCACGGTCGTCGCCTGACAGTTCAACAAGGCATTACCGTGATACGAGCCGATAGCCGTCTTGAAGTCGCCTTGACCGGGTACCTCTGTCCAGTGCGTTAAACCCGCGTCGGTGATGTCCCATTGCAGCCACGCGACGAAACAACCCGCACTCGTCGATACGTCGAAGTTACCGCCGCCGCCCGTGCCGGCAATCGTGTTGAACTGCATTCCTTGCCGGTAGGGCGTGTTCTGAATGTCAGCTCGCACTGACAGCGACCAGTAGATGCGGAACACGTCGCTCGGCGTGACGGTCAACCCGCCCGTATACGTCGCGATCGTGACGTTGGCCGACCCGTCTTGCAGCACGTGCGGCGTACTGTACGGCGTCGAGCCTTGCGCGCTGAAAGACACAGGCGCCGCGTGCAAGAGGTCAGACTTTCCGAGGTTATCGGACTGCATAAACGGCGCTTGAAAGCCCGTCCCGAGCTGAGGAAGGTCTACCGCGGCGTCTCTCAGGTTGAACTGGTCGACGGCGTTTGCTTGCGAGAAGTCATCGAAACGGTCGTTGAGGCTTGCGGCGCTGGTATCGTCACCGTCGACAATCCGTGCGCGGTTGATTCGAGACATTAGCGCCACCTTCCAATACCCAAGAACCGCATGCTATACACGTGCGCTTGGCAGATAGGGTCGTTGGTTGTGACTTCTCGCAAGATGTCGTCATAGGTCGCGTCGGTCAATCGAATCTGTGCTTCGACCGGCAGGTCGCCTTGCTCGAAAATGCCGGTGCCGAAGACGCGGAACGCTTCGTGCGAAGCCGGCCCGAGACACTCGACAAACACACGGCCGGCGACAAGCAATCGCAGCCGGACATATCGCGGCACGTATTCGACGTTAGCGAGCGCTGGCCCGGTCGAAGCCGGGTATACGTACGCGTTGCCGCTCCATTCAGCCATAAGGCTACCGCCCTTGAAGGCCGTCAACGTAGTCGTCGCGACGGTCGTCCAACCTCCATTGTAGAGCTGGTATGTAATGGCGCTGAAGTTGTTGAGCGGCGCAGAGGTGTCGGTGACGACGGTCTGTTGCCCTTGCGTACCCCATGGGATTTCTTGATACACGCGGTGTAGCGCGTAGTCCTTCAAGCGCGTTGCGTCGATGCAAGCCGCGGGAAGCTGCGAGCGGTCAAGCGCGGTGATACTCGACTGCGAGCTCGTCATCTCGCGTTGGATACTGTCGGGTGTGACGCTACCGCCCGTCCTCGTCTCGCGTTGTGTCCAGTGTTTCATTATGCCCTCTTGCCCGCGATGACGCGTGTCTTGCCGAACTGGTACTCAACCTCGTAGCCGACAAGCACAAGGTCGTCAGTTGTCGACATCTCGAAAGCGAACCACGAACACGACATCTGTGCAACCGACACGCGAAGCGGGACGAGTCGCGCCCTGCGATAGGCGGTCGGCGTGCCGAGCGTTGCGGTGTCGAAGGTCGGCAAGTTCGCAGCGTCGGGCGGTTGCGCCAAGTACGAGCGCTCTTCAACCGCTTGCAGCGAGAAGTCCTTCAAGTGCTTGACTGTGACCGTCGGTTGACCGGTCGTCAGTACCCATACGGTGACGTACAAAATCTGTTTGTTTTGCTGCGCGTCGCTGAAGTCGTTCCACGTGGAACGGTACACGCTTGTCGGCGGGGCGCCGTACGTGAAAGCGTTGTCGCCGCCGACCGTTCCGCCCATGGCGCGACGTTGCGTAATCAGGAATACGCCCGCCTCGCTACCGGCACCGGCTTCGACTCCGGTGTGATGCCCAAAGACGACCGTACCGTCGTACATGGTTGCGATCGCGCCGACCGGAAAGCCGGTACGGGTTGACCATGGGCTGAGGCTTGTTTCGAGCAAGTCGACATGTAGCACGAGCCCTAAAGAGGGCCGGTCTTGCCCGTCGGCAGGTGCGTACACGTGGTACTCTCGGCTCTTCGGGCTGAAGACACCGACGGCTTTCGGGTGAAGGTCCGGTGTGATTCTGTCGATCAGCTCGCGTTGCGCGGCCGTGAGCTTGACGACGTCGAAGGTTGCGCCGCCCTGCAAACCGCCGACGATTGCATACACGCCGTCGAGCGCGAGAAAGACGAGCCCGAGACCGGGTACAGCCGTCACGCTATGCGGAGCTCGGCACGTCACGCCGGTCGCAATCGTCGAACTCTGGAAGCCTTCGGCAGCGTTGCCCGTGACGACGTCGACGGCGTTTTCGCGGAACACGACGAGCGCCGCGTAATGCGGGAAAATCGCAGTAATCCCACCAGCCGTTTGCCCGCCGAGGCGCAAGAAGCCATCGGCGGCAAACTCTTCGATACGACCTGGTCGACTGTAATACAAAGTATCGGCGTCTTCGAGCCCGCCGTCGAGCCACAACACGCCAGCCCAGAAAGCCGAGAACCGAGCTCGCGGTGCCGGCAGCCCGACAGTCGGTACCGTCGGTGCGGGCACAATGAGCGAAGACGTGCGCACGGCGTCGAAGTACAAGTCGTCGGCGTTGTTGTAAATCCGGCCGACTTCGAAAAGCCGATTGTCGGCCTGGTACACGTAGTCGTCGGAATAGTTACGCGACCGGTAGAGCACGCGACCGACCGTGCCGTCGGGTCCAGTCGGAACGCGCAGCGCAATCGCAGCTCGAAAGCCGCGGGCCGTTTCGGGCATTGTCCACGAAAGGGTTGCCGGTGCGGACAAAGGCGACTCGCTGCCCGTGTCGG